CGTTGCCGTAGCCGTAGCCGTCGCCGTCGCCGGAGCCGTCGCCGTAGCCGTAGCCGTAGCCGGAGCCGTAGCCGTAGCCGATCTCACCACGAGACACGACAACACCATGGCGAGCTGCGATCTCGTTCATCGAGACCTTGCGACGAAGGCGGACGCGCGAAGCGACCACCTTGCGCCGATCGGTCTCGTTCGGATTGCCGACGACGCCCTCCGCGTCGACCTCGTAGACGAGCATTCCGTCGCCGCGATCGAGCCAAAGCGTAGGTTCGTCGGTGAGATGGAGCCCGCGGCGGCAAAGCTCCACCGAAGGCTCCTCGTGCCAGTCGCCGGGCGATCCGTCTTTCTTCGGCAGTGACCAGAGGAGCGTGCCGCCGTGGCACGACACGCCCCCCTTGCCGAGCACCTTGTAGAGTGTCAGGCCCACGCCGCCCAAACCTTCTCCGCCTCCGGATTGACCTCGATGACGGCGGTGATGTTTCGGAGCTCGATGTCCGCCTTCGCGCCGATCTTGCACCCCTTCGTCGGACCCTTGGCGGCGAGCCCGAGGAAGCCGTTACAGTCGGCGCTCCAGTAGATGACGTTCCGGCAATCCGCGAGCTCGATGGTCTCGCCCTTGGTGTCGGTCGCGTAGCCAAAGAACACGCCGCGGTGCGCGGTCGTGACGATGACGGGACGCTTCTTCGTTTTCGTCGCCATCAGATCCTCGCTTTCGGGGCGTTCGCGCCAAAGTCGAACTGCGTACCGGGCATGCCGCTCGGCTGGCCCTTGCTCGCCTTGAGCGCGGCGACCTTTGCCCGCATGCGATCCGCGAAGCTCGCGACCTCGTTCGCTTCCATCGGCTTGCCGCCGACGGTGCGATTCGGGTCGTTCACCCACTGCACCTTGACGCGCGTCTTGCCCTCGTAGTCTTCGTTTTCGCAAACGATGTTCACGTCGTTCTTCGTGATGCCGTTGAACGTGACGAAGTCCTGCCCATCCCATCCGCAGAGCATGAGCGAATCGAGCGTGCGCGCCTCGGTCTTTTCGGTGAAGTAGCCGTACCAGTCGATCGTGTCGTCGCCGACCTTGAAGGTGACGCGCACCTGCTCCGTGCCCTTCGTCTGAGACTTCTCCATCGCGGCCGAAACGGCGCGAGCCTTGTGCGTACCCGGGGTGATCATTTCGTTTTCTCCTTGTGCAGTTTCAAAGCGTTCTCCAGCTCCAACAATTTCGAGACGTCGCCGGCGCACGTCTTCACGTGCTCGCGGACGTCGATGTTCGCGTCCGTCGCGATGACCGTGATGCGGTCGATCACCGTTTCGGCCGTGTCGCCACCGCGCTCGAGCGCTTCGGCGAACGAGTGCCAGTCGAGCGGCACGGGCGATTGCATCTCGTAGCCGCTCCGCTGTTTGGCCTGGTAGCCGGCGCCCTTGCGCGTGTGGAGCGTTCGGGCATCGGAGACCTTGATCGCCTTGCCCTCGACGACGCCGTAGTCGTCGCGGCAGAAGCCGACGACGTCGGCCCACTCGAACACGGCGTTCCAGACCTGCTCGACCTGCGTGGACGCCGTGAACGCGGAGTACTCGCCAAGCACCGGGTCTTTGATGTTTCGCCGGCGATCGTGCGCCGTGATGATGACCTGCATCCCGCGCGCCTTGCAGCGCTCGAGCAGGCCGAGCAGCACACGGAGCTCGGAGACGACGGTGGCGTCCTTGCCCCATCCCATCTTCTCGTAGCTGCCCTTGCCGGAGCGCTCGACGACGTACGCGAGGACGAGCGCCTCGAGCGGGTTGAGCGAGTCGAGGACGACGGTCTTGAACGAGTGCATGCCGTAGGCGAGCGCGCGCGCGTACGTGAGCGCCTCGGCCCACGTCTGGATTGTGCCGTCAGGCGGGAACACCTTCGTCCCCGCGACGGATCGCGCGCCGACCTCGAACGCGAGCACGGCCGGCGCAGGCGAGCGCGTAGCGAACGTCGTCTTGCCGATGCCACCCGGCCCCCAGAGCACGAGCAGCGGCGAGAGTTTCGTTCCGCCCTCCGCGGCGGTCTTGAGGACTTGCGACCAGTCCGTAGTTTGCTGAGCGACCATTCTAAACTTCCTTCCCTTCGTTCACTTCGCCATCCTTCATTGGAAAATCTTCGATGCGCGCTTCACCCGAGCAGACGGGGAAGAACGCGCAGAGGCGCCCGAATCGCTTGCACGACTGCGGGTTGCGCGGCGCGCGCTGCGCAAGCTCCGACTCGCGGATCAGGCGCGCGGTGTGCCAAACGTCAGACGCGTGCTCGCGCTCATCGCGCTCGAGGCGCACGACGTCGCCGCGCGCGTAGTACTTGTTCGGATCTTCGGCGATGGCCTCGACGATGCGCTCGAAATATTCCTCGGGCGTCTCGTCGCGGTCGCGCTGGTTGGCGTAGAGCGCGCCGGTCTTGGTGTACTTGCGCGACTCTTCGGGCGTGGCCTTGTGAGGGCGCTGAGCGGGTTTGCGCGTGACGTCGTAGACGCAGCGCGCGACGTCGTAGCCGCGAGATCGCGCGCCGGGGTAGTACGTCGAAACCTGCGGATCGGTCGTTGAAATCGTGCGCCAGTAGTCCGCGCCGTAGCCGATTTCGTCGCTCGTCGTTTTCGATTCGACGAGGATCGCCTCGCCAGTCTCACGATCGCGCGCAACGCGGTCGAGACGCCCGCCGAGCTGGAACGTCTGGGACGGACGATTCGTTTCGGGGTTCACGATCGGCGTCTGGAACGTGAGCTCCACCGCGAGCGTTTCGAGCGTTTCGTCCGCCCACCGCGTTTCGTAGCCGAGCGCCAGCGCGGTCACCTTGGCGAGCTCGAATTCGTCGATCGCCACCGGCGTGACCTTCGAAAGCCAGTCGAGCCCCGTGTAGTGACACTCGAGGAAGATCGACCAGAGCCGACCGAAGCGGAGCGCCTCCGCATCATCCTTTGGCGCGCGGCGCAAGCCGTAGCGGAAGTGATGCTCCCGCGGACAGCGCATGAACGTCGTCATTTGCGTGTGGCTGAGCACGCGGAGCGTTTCGGGGATTGCGGAGGGAGCGGCGGTCATGATTTGCTCCTTGCGATCACCCCACGGAGTGCCGCGTTGCTGCGCTCCAGTTCCGTGATGCGCCGGCGCGCGGCGCGCAGATCGTCTTCGACCTCGTGCTGGTCGAGCAGCTTGCCGATCTGACCGCGCAAAACTTGGATGTTGGAGCGATCGAGGCGCGCCCAAATCTTCGCATCGTCGTTATCGGCCCAGCCGATCTGAAATCGGCCGTATCCGTCCGTTCCAACGAACACGCTCACGACACACCTCGCCGCGGCTTGAGCGCCGCTCGCAGCATCGCGTCCACGCAGGCGATCGTGACCGCTCTACGCCATCCGACGATGACCATCACGACGCACCCCATCGAATCGGAAGCCGCATCGACGCGGCGCGCGCGATGTACTCCGCGCGCAGCTCTTCGCCGCCGACGATGTACGCGCCGGACGTGTTCTTGCCGCGCGTGACGAGACGGATGTAGCGCTTGCCGTCGCGCAGGAGCCAGAACGTCATGTGCCGCTTCGGCGACTCCATCGCGGCGACGATCTGCGCGTTCTGGATTTCGTCCGGGTGCTCGCCGGAATCGGTGATCGCGAACGTCGAGAACCGACCGGCCGCAACGCGCGCTTCGATGCGCTGGATCATTGGAGCGCCTCCGCGAATTTCGTGAACGCCGCCGCGAGCGCGGCCTTCTGAATCTCTTGCGGCGTGCGTACGCGCGTGTGGCGGCGGATCGTGTCCTGCTCGCAGCACGCACCCCTCGGATCGGGGCTCATTTGCGGAGCCCCAGCCGGCAGAGCTGCCACCGGATGAACATCCACATCGCGTCGAGCTCCCCGCGCTTGTTCGCCTGCTCCGCATGCCACTGAGCCGCGATGAACGCGGCATCCTTCGCCTTGACCATCTCCGCACCTCACGAGACTTACAATAATAAGACTTATTAGTCTCGTCAAGGGAAAATCAGAGCGCTGAATTCGTGCAAGAATCCAGGCGTGGCAACGTTCTTTTTCGTCGTCTTCGATCTGATTCTGCTGGCCGTTTGCGTGGCCTTCGGAGAATTCCCGGGCTTCGCGCTCTGGCTTGTTCTGACCTGCGTCGGAATTTGGGTGAGTCGGTCTCAGCGGCTCAAAGCCGCGGAAATCGAGCTACGCGCAGAAGAGATTCGACTCAGGCGCCGCGAGCGCGACGAGGAGAGCGACTAACCGCCGGAGGGTTTCGCTTCTGCTCGCCCAGTTCGCGGATCGCGCGACGCTTGCCAGCTGTCACGCGCTTTTGCTTTCGGTGGTCGACTACAGCGCCGCAATGATCGACGACTTCGAGGCGTTCTTCTTCGGCGAATTTCTGAAACCACCACTCGCTCGTCTGGTCGCGGACGTCCTTCCATCGTAGGAGCGCGCGACGGACGCTGTGCTCCGGCATCGGGTGCCCGAACGTTTCGGCCACCTTGCGCGTGGCCTCGATGGCCTTCGCGATTTCCGGATCCTCGTGGTCGAGCTTTTCGACGTTCTTTGCGTTCGCCGCGTACCACTCGTCCGCTTCGATGCGGATCTGCGTCGGCGTCTTGTGGTGCGCCTTCGCGAGATACTCCGCCATGCGCTGCGAGGCGCCGAGCTTGCCGCTCAAGATCTGCGAGAAGTGCCCGCTCGACTTGGAGCCGGCTGCGATCTCGAGGTCTACGAGCGTTTTGCCGCTTCGCTGCCACTCGCGGATCAGGTGCTTCGAATATTCGGTGAGCGCCTTTTCGCGTGCCACGTGAACGAGTAGAGCGCCGCGCGAGCTTACGCTTCTAAGACTTTTCAGTTGCCCCGGCGAATAAGACTTATTATTCTTATCCGCATGCAAACCTGGAACGACGCGTTCCGCGCGTGGGCGGAGGGGCGCCCCGACGCCTGGTTGGCGCTCAAGATCGGCGTCTCCACCACCGCCATCTACCTCTATCGGCACGAGACACTTCCGTACCGGCATCGGCGCGACAAGATCCAGCGCCTCAGCGGTGGCGACGTTTCGGCCGATTTGCCTGGAGTTATCCACAAGCAGAGTTTGAACTCTAATAAGTCTCGGCGCAAGCGGCGCAACCGTTCAGGTGCGACGCCGTGAGCCCCGATTGTCCCAAGTGCGCCGGCCGCGGCTGGCTCCCTGCGCGTCGATCGACTGACTTCCCCGAAGTCTGTCCGGTGTGTGGTGGGCGAACGAAGATCCGAACGCTCGCGTTCGCGCGCCTGCTGCGTGTGGATCGCGGAGACATCTACGCCGTCGAGCGCGGTCGCGCGGGCACCGTGCGCGGGTCGCGCGTACTGGAGGCGATCGCTCGCGTGTTCCCCGGTGAGCTCGGCATCAAGAGCATCCGCGATCGAGTGGCGAACCTATGAGCGCGATGGAGAACGTGTGCGGCGGATGCGGACTGCAAAAGCATCAAGAGTCGTCAGTCTGCAAACGCGATGATGGTGCTTGGCGATGCAACGATTGCCAGCGGCGAGTAGATCGCGGCGTCGATCACCCGACTCACTACAACGAGCACCCCAGCGGCATCGAGTGCATCACGGTCGCCGAGCACATGGGCTTCAACATCGGCAACGCCATCAAGTACCTCTGGCGCGCCGGACGGAAAGACGCGACGCCGACGGACGACGATCTGCGTAAGGCGATCTGGTACATCGAGCGCGAGCGCAAACGCCTTCGGGGGAGCGATGGAAACAGCGCTCCTAAATAGCCTCCGCTCCTACCAGCGACGCGGCTACGACACGATCCGCGTTCACGCGTCGCGCGGGATGAACCGCGTCGTACTCGCGTGTCCGACCGCAGGTGGAAAGACTCGCCTCGCGGCGGCGCTCATCGAGTCGGCGCGGCGCCACGACTCCCGCGTGCTCTTCGTCGTGCCGCTCATCGTGCTGGTGGACCAGACGATCGCCGAGCTCGCGGCGTTCGGCATGACGGACGTCTCCGTTCTCCGCGGTGACGATCCACGTTTCAGCCCCGACGCGGCGATCACCGTGTGCAGCATCCAGACGCTCGCGCGTCGCGACAAGCCGCCCGCGGACGTCATCCTGATCGACGAGGCGCACCGCGCGAGCTCGCCGCAGTATCGGACGCACCTCTTCGCGGCGTATCCGGATGCCATCATCGTGGGACTCTCCGCGACGCCCGTGGGGCTCGGTGGCGTGTTCGACAAGCTGGAGAACGCCGCGACGTACGCGGAGCTGATTCGAGACGGATTCATCGCGGAGCCGTTCTGCGTCGGCACACCGCGCGCGCCGGACCTCTCGAGCGTGGCGAGCGGCGACGATTACAACATCGAGCAGCTCGAGGCGGCGATGCTCGCCGGCAAGCTCGTTGGCGACGTCGTCGAGAATTGGAAGACGCACGGGCGCGGACACCGGACGGTCGTGTTCGCGACGGGCGTGCGGCACTCGCAGGAGATCGTCCGCCAGTTCAACGAGGCGGGCATCGTTGCCGAGCACATCGACGGCGAGACGCCGCAGGACGTCCGCCGCGCGTGCCTGCGTCGCCTCGAGGACGGCCACACGCGTGTCGTCTCGAACGTGGGCGTGCTCACCGAAGGCTGGAACCAGCCGAGCGTGCGGTGCTGCGTGCTCGCGCGGCCCACGAAATCGCTTGCACTCTACAAGCAGATGGTCGGACGCGTTCTGCGTGTGCACGCGGACGGACAGCCCGTGGTCATCGACCACGGCTCGTGCATCGACGCGCATGGCCTGCCGCACGAGGACGTGCAGTGGTCGCTCACGGAGGCGCCGCGCAAGCCCGCGACGACGCATCGGATGTGCAAGGCGTGCTTCGCGATGTTTCCGATCGCGCAGACGAAGTGCCCATTCTGCGGCTTCGAAGTGCCCGTGGAAGAGCGCAAGCCGGTCGCATCGGTCGCGGCTGCGCTCGTGCCGAAGCAAGCCGTCGACGAGAAACGCCGCATGTACGACGCAAACGTGGATCGCTCCCGACGCGAGGGATTCAAGCCGGGATTCGCGTCGGCGAAGTACAAGGAAAAATACGGCGCGTGGCCCCCGTGGGCGTGGTCGCAGGCGACGAAGGCCGCGTTCGCCGTCGATGCCGCGTGGCAGGCCCGCGTCGAGCATCGAACGAAAGAGCGTGAGCACTGGCAGGAGGTCGATCGGCAGCAGAAGGCGCGCGCCGAGATGACCGCGGAGCCCGAAGAGCCGGACGTCGAGCCGAACGCGTTTGAGGATTTGCTGGGATGAGACGCGCGATGCCGGAATCAGTAAAGCGCGAGCTTGACGAGCTGCGCTCTGCGCGCATCGATCGCGGGTTGTGCCGCCAGTGCGGCGAGCCCGTAGAGGCCAATACGATGCTCTGCGCCAAACACCGCGCACGTGAGAACATGCGATCGCGCGAAGCGCAGCGGCGTCGTCATGGGTACGCGGCCACGCGGAATACGTGCGGTGAGTGCAGCGAGTCTGGCCACAACATCCGGACCTGTCCGCGGGCGTCGTCATGAGCGAATCCTCCCTCGGTCGCCTGCTCTGCGCGCGCCTGCCCGTCGCGCTCCCCGACGCGCGGATCTTCCGCCGCAACGTCGGGTTCGACCCCGTCGCCAAGGTCCGCTTCGGCATCGCTGGCCAAGCGGATTACTACCTACTCGCGCGCGGCGGCATGCATGCGGAGGTCGAGCTCAAGGCCACGCGCGGACGGCTGTCCGTCGAGCAGGTTCGGTGGCGCGAGTTCTGTATCAGTTTTCGGATTCCATATTTCCTGCTCGAGCAGTTGGCGAGCGAGACACCAGACGAAACGGTGAATCGATGGGTATCGACGCTGCTCGCCTGGACGCGTTCGCTGCCGTAACCATCGGCCGCGGTCTACGTCGTCCGGGCGGAGATCTATTCAATATTTCCGAAGCTCCGTTCGAAATGCTCCGCATCGCGCTCGAAGAGCACGACGGCCCCGAAGCGTGGTGGAGCCCCGGCATCTTCCAAGACGCGAAGCGTTCGAACGATCGATGGCGCGCGCAGTTCGTCATGGTCGTGGACGTCGACCACGAGGACGCGATGGGCCAGCACACGGCGCCCGAAGAGCCGCTCGATCTCGCGGGCGCGCCATGCTCCTACGCGCACACGACGCCCCGCGGCGCGCGGCTTGTGTTCCTGCTCGATCGGCCCATCGTCGACAAGGCTTCGTATCCGCGCGCGTGGGCGTCCATTGTCGAGCGCGCGGAGCGCTGGCTCCAGCAGCCCGGCTTCGTCGTCGACAAGCAGTGCAAGGACCTCGCGAGGTTTTATTGGACCCCGCGTGCGACGGTCGAGGGATTTTCGCGAAATGCCCATCTAGTACAGGGCACGGTTCCTATAACGGATCTCGCGGACCTGCTCGTGACCGTCGCGCCCGTGCTCCGGTTGTTTCCAAAGAACGACACGAGCTACATCACGCGCGCGCGAGCGTGGCTCGAGAAGGCCGATCCCGCCGTTTCCGGTCAGCACGGGCACGACACGGCGTTCCGCATCATCGAGCGCGTCGCGCGCGGGTTTCAGCTCGACGAAGGCGGAGCGTTCGAAGCGCTGCGCGACTGGAACGCGCGCTGCCAGCCGCCGTGGAGCGATGCCGAGCTCCGGCACAAGATCGCCAACGGTCTCGCGCGTGGTGACACGCCGCTCGGCCAGCTCCTGAACGCTGCGCCGGCGCCTCGCGAATCGCGTGTAGAATACATACAAGACCGCGGGCAGAACGCGCCGATCGCGGAGAACATCGCGCGCATGCTCGAGTGCGATCCCGTCTGGCGCGGCGGACCGAAGCACGATCGCTATTCGCTGCTCACGCTCTGGCCAAACCCGCTCCCCGAGCCCATTCGTCCGTACGACCGGCGCGATCGCGAAATCGTCTCGACCGACTACGGCGCCATCCAGGCATACGCCATCGGCGAGCACCAGATCCGCGCGTCGCGTGAAATCGTCGAGCAGGGCGTGCGCATGGTGAGCTCGCGCAACACGCTCGACACCCTCGTCGATTGGGTCTCCGCGCTCCCGGCGTGGGACAGCGTCCCGCGCCTCGATCGGTGGCTCTCCACGTACCTCGGCTGCGACGACACCGCGTACCACCGCATCACGGGGCGCGCGTGGCTGCGCGCGTGCGTCGCTCGAGCGCGCACGCCGGGCCTGCTCGTAGACATCGTGCCCATCTTGCAAGGCCCGCAGAAGGCCGCGAAGAACCGGGCGATCAACACGCTCTTCGAAGGCGGAACGAAGGGCGCGCCATGGTGCGCGACGCTCGGCAACTTCCGCCCCGATCACCCCGACACGATGCGCCTCTCGTGCACGCGCTGGGTCATTCACGACGACGAGTACAGCGCGCGCGACACGCGGCAGATCGACTCGATGAAGTCCTGGGTCTCGCGCACCGTCGAGCAGTGGATCCCCAAGTACTCGAACGATCCGATGGTCATGGAGCGTCGCGCGCTTCTCGTCGGCTCCGTAAACCATCACCAGTTCCTGAGCGACCCGACTGGCGCTCGCCGCTGGCTCGTCTGGCGCGTGGGCACCGTCGACTTCGCTGCGCTCGAGCGTGACCGCCTCCAGCTCTTCGCGGAGGCCGCGACGAACGGCAATTGGCGTGAGGCGCTCGAGACCGTCGAAGCCGAACACGCGGCCATCGCCGACGACGCCACGGCGGAGGACGGCCTCGAGACGCAGCTCCAGGCGCTCGCGATGGAAGGCAAGTGGGTGCAGAAGGGTCTCGCCGGCAACGTGCTCTCCGGCCTCCTTGGCGTCGCTCCGGAGAAGCAAGACCGCAGCTGGACCACGCGGTTGGGTATGGCCGTCCGGAAGGTAGGGGGCAAGGTAGATCGGATACACATTCCGGGTGGAAGCTCAATGATTCGGGTCTATTACCCGTGGTAGCGGACCCGATCCACGTTCCACCTTCGGGGTGGTCGCCCTACTCTTCCTACGCGCACGCGCGCTCACGCACGCACGCACGAGCCGTCATCCCTCCCACCCCTCTACTAACTCCCTTTTATATAAAAAGGTGGATCAGGTGGTTCATGTGGCTGGTTTTCCGGCCGACCACCTCGGATCCACCTACGCACCACCTACACAGGTGGTACAGCCACGCGTCGCCCTTGCATTCCGTGGCACGCAGGAGCAGACTGCACAAGCGTTCATCATGTTCGAACGCGTGTGAGGCTCGCCGCGGCTCATGGGACGTGCGGCTTGGAGCCTCCATGTCTCGGCGCGCGCTACTCGACGACAAGCTCGAAGCGAAAATTCTGACACTTGCGCGAGCAGGTAACTTTCGTCAGACGATCGCCAACGCCGTCGGTATCAGCCGCGAGACGCTCTACGCCTGGTGCCGCACGAATCCCGAGTTCGCTGGGAAGCTGCTCGCGGCCGAAGCCGAGTCTGAACAGCGCGCGGTCGCGAAGATGCTCCGGAGCAAAGATCCGAAGTGGGCGCTCGCGTGGCTCGAGCGTCGACACCCGAAGCGCTGGAGCCAGACCGCGCTCGCCGAAGCGGAGCCCGAAGAGGTCGGCTCGCCCGAAGAGCGCGAGGCGATCGCGGACTTGGTTGCGAAGGCACGCGAGGAAGGCTTCCGAGAAGGAAAGGCAAGCAAATGAAACTCTTCTCACGCAACAAGCTTCCAACCTCGCGCGGCGACGACTCCGATCTCGTCCGCGATTCGTTCCTCGACGACGCCGCGGGCGTCGACTTCGACGGCATGGCGCCGTGCTGGCAGTGCTCGCGTCAAGCGGGTCGACGCATCGCCGTGAAGAAGATCGAAGCGCAGCCCGACTACGCGCGGAAGTCGATCGAGCTGCGTGCCGAGTGCCACGGCGAGGTCGCGCACATCACGGTCACCGGCATCGACCCGATTCGGTTCGAACGCGGATACGACCCAAGCGGCAGAACGGTCGGCGGCCTCACGGGCCTCGAGTACATGGCGCTGAACAACGTCCCGTTCTTCACGCCGCATCCGGAGCACGAGCTCGACTTCTCGAGCGCGAAGATGGCGCTCTTGAACATCGTGAAGGCCGGCGAGAAACGCATGAACCAGGCGGCGAAGGCCGCCGACGCGATCCGACGGGGAATGACGTGAGCGAGGTTGACGAAAACGTGCAGCGCGCAGGTGGCGTCTACGATTCGCCGGTTACGGTGTACTTCACGCGCGCGCAGCGTGCTGCACTGCAACGTCTCGCCGATGAAACAGGGCGCCCCCTCGACGAGCAGATCGTGGAGATGCTTGCTCAGGGCTGGGGACCGTTCGAAACGGTAGCAACGGGCTTTCGAAAGGCGGACTGGAGCCGATGAGCGAGAAATCCCGCCTCATCGCCGAGTGCAAGCGATTGCAGCCGACGTTTCGCGTTGTCGAGGCGCTGCACCCGAAGGGCTCCGTGTTCGAGTGCATCTTCGCGGACGGCACGACGATGCGCATGCAGTTCGACCGCGGCCAGTGGTCGCTCAGCCAGCAGCGCGAGGTGAAGCTCCGCATGTTGCGCGAGGCGCTCATTGCGCTCCGGTTCGCTGCGAAGCCCGAGGACGTTCCACGTGCAACGGAGGAGCAACCGTGCTCCGCGTAGGCTCGTACAACGCACGCGTGCGGCCGATGACGGAGCGCGACGAGCGTTGGATCGTCGCGACGGCGGTGCCGCAGATCCGCGGACGTCTCTCGCGCGCCGACGGCCAGGCGTGGCAGTGCATCGGTCACGCCGTGATGCGTTCGCTCTTGCCGTCGCTGAGCATCGTCGTCTGCGAGCTCGACGATGCGGAACCGATCCTGCTCGGATGGCGCGCGGAGATCGGCGGCGACTTGGTCTACGACTACGTCGCCCGGGACTACCGACGACACGGCATCGCCTCGGCAATGCGTGTATTCTGCAAACAGCGGGAGGCGGCGTGAGCCTGTTCTCCGAGCTGCTCCCGAACTTCCCGCAGAACATGAGCGCGAACTGCGACACGCTCATCGAGGCTTCTGCACGGCATCAGGAATATTGCCGCCGATGCGAACGCGGTGAGCCTTGCGATGATTCGCGAAAACTCTTCGGCGCCGCGTGGGACTACATCGGCCAGTTCAAGAATCTCACGCCGCGTGATCCAATCTTTCAAACGAGGGGCTGGTGATGACCGACGAAGACGAGAAGCGAGCCCAGCTCGCGGCGGACGCGCGCATGTCGACGCTCACGCCGCAGCAGACGGCCGAGCTCTTGAAGAACAGTTACGAGCGGCGCAGTCATCGTGACCGTGCACGCGAAGCGTGGCGCAAGGCGCAAGAGGAGAAAAAGAAATGACCGACCCGATCGACATGAACGCGAGCGTGGACAACGCGATTCCGCCCACGGAGCCCCCGCCGACCGAACTCGAGGGCCATCCCGTCGAGGAGTTTCCCGAGGAGATCCATCCGACGCACGCGCTCGTCCTCGAGGCGCACGCGGCGCTGAAGCGCGCGCTGCACGGCGTCGAGAATCACGGGCACCCATTCAACCCGGACGACGTGCGCCTCGCGTTCCGCGCGCTCGACGCGGTGCTCGCAGAGGTGAACCGTGGCTAAGACCGTCATGCTCGAGCGCGTGCAGTTCCGCGACGCGGTGAAGCTTCCGTGCACGGACTCGGCGCGCGACTCGGCGCAGGCGTGGCGAGACGATCGCCCCGGTCACGAGCTCGAGCTGGACATCCAGTCGCGCATCGTGAGCATCCGTGCGTCCGAAGCGATGCGCTCGTTCCGCGGCCTCACGAGCGCGGATCGAGACTTCTGCATCGAGGTGCCGCTGGAGAACGTCGCGTACATGCTCCGGCTCACGCCGAAGACCGCGAAGCTCATCGACGAAGCGGATCAGAAGCGCACGCGGGCCGATGCGGCGCGTGAAGCGATGACGGAGCCGGCAGCGTGAGCGAAACGACGCGCGACGCGCTCCTGAACTGCTTCCATCGACTCGTCATGGTCGGCGTTCACCCGCCTACGCTCTTGACGTTCAAGGCGGAGGACTATCAGCGCATCGCACGTGATTGTGACTGCGAGGGCGCGATGTTCATCGTCATGGCGCACGACTACGGGCGCACCACCATCAGACCGGAGACGCCCCCACGTTCGGCGAAGATGACCGAAAATTAGGCTGAGCGAAGTCGTTCGTCACGCTTCGCTGGAGGCGCTGCTCGTCTCGAGCGTGTTCGGCTTCGGTCTCACGACCGCGACGGCGCTCCAGCGCGATGTGTGTCGCGTCGCGGAGGGCAAGCAGCCGCTCAGCGCCGAAGGCCGTCGCGCGCTCGCGGCCGATCGCATCGAAGGCCGGCCCGACGAGCTCTGCATCGTCTCGGGCGTGCGCGCTGCGAAGAGCATCATCGCGGGCGTCATCGGCGTACACGCGTCGCAGCACTGTGACGTGAGCCTCGTGCGGCCCGGCGAGATGCCGCGTTTCTCCATCGTGAGCGAGCGCATGGACCTCGCGCGCGTCATTTTCGGGCACTTGCGCGGCGCGGTGATGGGTCGGCCGGCGCTGCGCGCGCTGCTCGTGAGCGAGCCGACAGCAGACGCGGTGATTCTGCGGCACCCGAGCGGCACGCCGATCGAGGTGAAGGTGGTCGCAGGCTCGCGCGCGGGCTCCACGCTCGTTGCGCGCTGGAGTGCAGGCGTCGTGTTCGACGAAGCGCCGCGCATGCTCGGCTCGGGCGAAGGTGTCGTGAACCTCGACGACGCGCGAAACGCGATTCGCGGACGCCTTCTGCCCGGCGCGCAAATCATCGAGATCGGCAGCCCTTGGGCGCCGTGGGGGCCCGTGTTCGACCTCGTGCGCGACCATCACGGCAAGCCCACGTCGAAAATCGTCGTGATGCGCGCGCCGGCGTACGAGATGAATCCCATCTGGTGGACGCCCGAGCGCTGCGCCGCGCTTCGCGAGTCCGATCCCGATGCGTATCAGACCGACGTCGAGGCGAACTTCCGCGCCGCGCAGTCGGGCCTCTTCGGCGGCGAGCTCGATGGCGCAATCCAGACGGGCGTCACGCGCCTCGAGACCGACCCGCGATGCTCGTACGTGGCGAGCATCGACCCGGCGACGCGCGGCAACGCGTGGACGCTCATCGTGCAGACGATGATCCAAGGCGTGCGCCATGTCGTGCTCGCCAAGCAGTGGCGCGGATCGAAGCAGACACCGCTCGACGCGGGCATCGTGTTCCGAGACATCGCCGCGGCGCTCGCACCGTACCGAGTTACCACGGTAGCAAGTGACCAGTGGAGCTACGACGCGCTCCGCGGACACGCGATGGGCGCGGGGCTGCACCTGCGGCAGCTCGACATGACGGACCGCGAGCAAACGGAACGCTGGCTCGCGTTGCGTTCGGAGATGGTCGCCGGCAAGCGGCGCATCCTCGACGAGTCGGAACTGATTGCGGACCTGCGGCGTCTTGTGAAGCGCACGACGCACACGGGTCTCACGATCGACATGCCGCTCACGAGCGACGGTCGGCACTGCGACTACGCGCCCGCGCTCATGCGCTGCGAGGCGCAGTTCATCGAGGACCAGCGCGGCAACCCGCCCGATGCGGCGGCGCTCGCGCAAGCCGAGGTCGAGAAGATGCGCGCGAGCGCGCTGAAGAGCATCCAGCCGCCACGCGGCCGTGGAGGGTTTCGCCGATGAGACGTCCGCCGAAAATGCAGACCGACAAGACCACGCAGCTCCGCTGGTGGACGTCGGACGACGATCTGGACTTCACGCGTAAGCGGCTCATCGGTCGCATCCGGGAGATCCGCGCGAAGTCGAAGGCCCGCCGCGACATGTTCTATCGCTACGCGGACTTCTACGGCACGAGCCTGCGCTACGCGCACCGTCCGGAGAAAGGCGGAGCGCTCCGCGACAGCCGTCTCACGTTCAACTACGCGCGTTCGTACCTCGACACGTGGGTGTCGCAGCTCTGCAAGTCGCGCGTCTTGCCGATGGTCGCGACGACGGGCGCCTCGAACGAGGACCAGAAGAAAGCGCGCGGGCTGAATCTCTTCTTTGGCGCGGCGTTCGATCGCTGCGGCGTGTTCGACCTCGACCCGGTGTGGACGCGAGACGCCGGCATCTTCGGCACGGGCATCGCGTACACGTGCGAGGACGATGGCAAGCCGTGCGTGATGCGCGTGCTTCCGACGGAGATCGACTACGACGAGTTCGAGTGGCGCAACGGCATGGGCCGGTCGTTCTACTGGACCGTGCCGATGGATCGGACCGTGCTCAAAGAGAAGTACGCCGACCGCGGCAAAGACAGCATCACGGAGCGGGAGATCGACAACGCGCCGCAAGCCACCGTCGACGACGCGGAGGCGAGCGAAGCCGACACGGTGAACCATGATTTGGTCGCGGTACGGTACGCGTGGCACCTGAAGAGCGGCGCGAAAGCCGACGACGGCCGCATGGGCGCGTTCATCGACA